GATTTCCAATCGCTCTTATACTAAAATTATTTTAGTGTCAAGAGATACTTGGTTGTATTTACAACAGACAACATCTCATCACGAATATTTAAAAGTTCAGTATCGTCTTCTGAAATATCGCTAGTTAATTCATGTTTAAGATAATTTTCAAAATAATTTAGAACAGGCATTGGATGTGATTTTTCATATCCATGAAGAGTTATACTTCTCTCTTGTTCTGTATCTTTTCCATATTTACCCATATAGGTTTCAATAAAGGAATCAATAAGTGGGTCTAACATTTCATATGCTTTACCAAGTGCCTTGTGTTCAGCATATGATGGTGTTTGCCAGTGATGTATGCGAAGTTGATTTTGAAGTGTTAGAAATTTAGAAATACATTCCATATTAATATCCTTTATTATATTTATATGTTTTGTTTCCACACTCCGTCAACAATTATACCGCAATCTGGAATATTATCAGGATTAACCTTTTCTACAGAATAACACTGTGTCAATTTCATACAAGATCTAATTTTATTAAGACTCTCACATTCATCTACCGCATTTGTTTTCTTTTTAAACACAAGAATACCCTTACGGGGTTCTCCCGAAGGGTCTTTCATATTATCCATCACAAAATTGTCTTTATCAGTAACTATTCCATACATTATAAGAATCCATTCTCTTCATCGAAGCGAGTGATCGCTTCCAGAGCGTATTTGCTTACTTGACTACGAAGTTCCACAATCTCAGCATATGCCTCTGAAATTGTACGAATTACATCAGGTGGCAGATCTTGCCTTTTGCTCAAAACGCGAAGTTCATAGGCAATGTCTTTCATTTCTTTTTTCCAAAACTAAATAAAAAAACTAAAGTATCCCACAGTAAAATACATAAAGTTACTGCTAATGCAGCAATACACAATCCAATGTACACCAGAGGATAAAGAAAATAGTCTTCAAAAAAGTATTTCATTTTTCGTGTCTGCATAGAATTATACCACTTCCATCACCTTTGTCAATCAGATAGTTGAGATTTGCTTCATCAGTCCAACAACCGCAGTTGAGATAATGAATCTTACCGATCATCTTATCGGCTGGTTCGTGAATATGACCGCAAATTACTCCATCATATCCATGCTTCTCTGCGTATTCTGAAAGATGCTTTTCAAAGTTTCCAATGAACATTGTTGCCTTCTTAAACTTCACTTTCACATACTTGGAAAGTGAAGAATATTGAAGACCCATCTTTCTGCGTACCCAATTATACCATTCATTGATGTCAATTAACCATTCATATCCAAAATCACCAATCTTAGATAAGAATGTTCCGATTTTATATTTACATACCAAGTCAAACTGATGACCGTGAAGAACTAGATATCGTCTTCCATCAGATGCTGTATAGTCACATCTTTCGTGCAGATGAACTCCACCGAAAGATTTTGACTCAGAGAAACGATGCATAAACTCATCGTGGTTTCCCCAAATATAATGGACTTCTCCGTGCTTTGATTTCTTGAGTAAGCGACGAATACAATCTACATGATGGGTCTGCGTTTCAATATCCATCTTGAATGCCTGATTGAAACGCCAAATATCAATGATATCACCCACCAAATAAAGACAAGAACTCTCATCCTTTTTAATAAATTCAGATAAGAGTTTTGCTTTACATTTGTTAGATGCTATGTGAAGGTCTGATATAAAAAGTGTTTGCTTCATTTTTCACTTTCTAATGGGATTGGTGGGACTCGAACCCACAAGGTCTATTGACCGACAGATTTTAAGTCTGTTGCGTATACCAATTCCGCCACAATCCCAAACTACTCCCGATTAAAACACATTACTTGCAAGTGCATACATTGCTATACCACTCGCGGTTCCTACATTCAGACTCCTCACACTTCCATACTGCTTAATATACAGTATGTGGTCACAGATGTCAAGGATTTCTGTTGGAAGACCGACTTGTTCTTGACCAAATGCTAGAACATAATGTGTATTTTTACTCCATGAAAAATCATCAATCGCAGTAGCACCTGGTACATTATCTATACCAATGAGTTCCACTGTTCCGTATGTACCTCGAATGATCTTGATTCTTTCTTCAAGTTCAGAAAATGTTCTGGTATGTACAAAGTTTGTATAATGATGTGTACCTACAGTTCCGCGACGATCATATTGTTTTGATCCGTAAAGAATTACTTGCTTTGCGAGAAACGCATTTGAGTTGCGAATGACTGTAGCAATATTGAAATCATTGTAAAGATTGCTACAAAGCACGGTAAAATTATTCCGCTTTGAATCCAGATCCGCAATGATTGCTTCGTGCTTCCAATAGTGGTAGTGGTCAATCACGTTCCTCGTTTCCATACTGCGTATTATACCACAAATACTCTTAATGTCAATACCTAAATCAGATGATCTTTGTCAGATCTAAAATTTGCTCTTTCTTTATAAAAAGTTCTTGAGTCGAATTAATTTTTAACATCTCTAGTTTAAAACTTTCAGACTCTTTTTCGTTTTTAAAACCAAAAAATGGACAACCCATCATAGACCTCTCCTCTTTAATTCGGCATCAATTTCTTCAAGTTGCTTTTTAGTATCAATCATTTTGTTCTTAAACATCTTACGATCTTTATACATGTTACTCATGAGTTCAGAAAGAAATCCCTTGTGCTTCTTAGTGTAAGTTGTACCGTTTGCCGCAATTGATAAATCTTTATCTTTAAATTGTTTCAAGAATGTATTTGACACTTCTCCTGATTTTAGAATGCCTTCAGGTGATATCATTCCACGCATACCATCGTCTGTTAGTGTTTCAGGAGAAATATTATACTGCATTATAAGATGCGGATATAGAGAATTCAAGTCAAAACTTACAACCCAATTGTGTAATCCTACAATTGGTTCTTTTACATATGCCCCAGCATATTGCTCATTTTTCTTTTCTCTCTTCTTTGGAGGTATTACGATACCTTTCTCTGAGAGATAATTGTATATAATAACATCCCACGTTCTTACCTGAGAAAATACATCTTGGTAGTTCACTCCTGCTGAATATGCAAGAGCAATCGCAAGTTCCATCAGTTTAAGTTTTTCTTCTAGTTTCTGAACAAGTTCAACATCTCGAATATTATATTCAATAAACTTTTGAAAATCTTTCTTGTAGAATTCAGTAATACTTTCATATTCAGAGTAAGAAAGTTTCTTTTCTCCAAGTTCAACATATGAAATATGATTTAGACTATATGACTCTTGATTTACATAAGTAAATGTTTTGTACAACTCATAATAGTCGAGAATAGAAATTCCAATCAAATCATAAGAAACTTCTTCTTTGCCATTTCGAGTGACATACTTATCTTTAATAATACCCCAAGGAGAAAGAATTTTCATTTGCTTTCTTCCCAAAATCTTAGTAATACGTTTTACCAAATATGGAATATCAAAAAAACGAATGTTCCATCCTGTTAAGACATCAGGATAATTATCTGAAAAATATTTAACAAATGCTTTGAGAAGTTCTGATTCTTCTTGAAACTCAAATACTTTTATGTTTTCTTTTGTATTGAACATTCCCAAACAAAATGTTGCCTTGCCATGTTTGGTAGATGTAACCGAGATCGCAAGAACTTCCTCATTTGGATCTTCGATTGATGGAAAACCATTTTCAGAAGCAGTCTCAATATCAAGATACATTATATCAATATTAGATTGATTATAAGATACATTTGTACCATAATGTTTATTGATAAACTGATATTCTGAATTAATATCACCATGAATCTTAAATCCAGGAATAGAAGAATATTTCTCTTTGAACTCTTTGTAAGATTCATAAGAATCAAACGTCATTTCCGAAAGAGATTCGCCATCAATTGATTTGTAATCTGTTTGTTTGTTTGATGAAATAAACAGAGAAGGTGTGAACTTCTCTGTTATATACTCTTTAGATCCATCTTCTTTTCTTTCAGATATAAGAATAGAATCAAAATTATAATAAATGTTAGTATAGAAATTAGTCATTTATTTTTACAAAAGGTTTAGCAGAAATATTATTTTGATGTTCTGTAAATTTATTTCCTTCTTTATCAGACCCTCTCAAATAATCTCTCTGACCCTTTCCACCATTTGTTCTAAGAGTAGCATTATAATTTGATCTAGAATCAGCATACTCCATATACTTAACTAACATTTCAGGATTACTTGAAAGATGCCTATACTCTGCATCAAAACTTTCAAGGTAATTTCGTGGATATGTAAAGAAAGAACATATTGGTTCGTCTTTTTCAAAGACAACTTCATAGTTTGGTTCTGTTATTTTCCAATTCATTGTAAATGTAAAATTTAACCAATCAGTTTCTACCACACCCTCAAGTGCGGTTACTCCTCTTTTTGGATTGTTTGCTGGACCTTTTACATATAAATTATGACCAGGATCTGTTCTTACAATAAACCCAAGATTAAAAGTTACAATTCCTGTACCAAAGTGAGTAACAGCATGGTCAACTGGTTTATTTCCATCAGGAAGATTTTCATATTCTACCTGAACATCTTTGATTTCTTTTCCACCATTCCATACTGCTTTAAATTTATTTGAATTCAATACAGTCCACCCAAAACCATTTGCAATAGTCAATGGCAAACAACGATAGGCAAAACCATTCCAAGTTTCATCCATCCATTTTCTTTTTTTGTCTGGCATCTCAATTGCCATTGGGTTTGAAATTGAATATGCTATAATTTTCATTTTGATTTATCCTGAATAAATGCTGCAAGAAGAATAGAATAATTTATCAAATCTAATAGAGTATCTTCTACACCTTCGTCTTCTACAACTAACTTTCCTTTACTTGCAAATGTAGAAAGTCTTGACATTTTATCTGTCATACGAACCAAAAATGCTTGTTCGGTTGAACAGATTCCCATTGCTTCTGTCCTTCGAAAATTAGCAAATGGATCTGATACTCCACCAGCATAGTCTGAATTTTTCTTTTTCATTATATCCAAAGCATTTTTACACATTGTAGTGTGTAGAGAAAAAAGTTCATCACGAGTCATATTATTCTCCAAAAAGATTCTCTAGTGTAGCAGATTTGTATGATAAGTCAAATCCATTCTTTGAAAAACACCAAATATTTTCAATAAATGTTGTAAGTAAATGCTTGTTCAAGTCTGATGCTTTAATATTTTTTGGTCTTTGTTTTATACGCATTCCAATTTGACCGTCAAATATACCACCAAGAGATATGATATGGTCTACCATTTGATCACAAGTTTTATATCTTCCACTTTTAACAGTTGGGTCCATGATATTAAACATCATAGTTCCACTCGGAGACAATGATTTATAACAAGATGTGATTACTGGTTTATAAAACTTATCCCACCAATTATCATATTTTGGATATCTTGCCCATGATTGTTTCCAATCATCCCCACCTTCATCATACAATTCAGTAGAAAAGTATGGAGGAGATGTAAAGATACAATCAAACGTATTTGATTCTATAACATCAAGTATATCCTCAGCAGGAGCATTGTAACAAATTACTTCTTTACCTGATTTACCAAGACATCTGAATCCTTCATATAAATGACCCTTTACTTCTTTCTGGAAAATAGTAATTATTGGTTCCTCTCCAGAAATAAATTTTTCATAATCTCTACATTGTTGCTTATAAACTTCATATACACTTGGATTTGGATCTGTTCCCATATATGACAAAGCACTAGATGTATAGAATCCTGCTAAACGATCACCCCAACCCATGCTGATATCAAGTATTGATTTATGTTTAGAAGTTATACGACTAAACACAAAATCATAAATTGTTTTTGCAACATGTGGTTTGAATTGTGTGGCAACATAAGATCCCAATCTGAAAGATCCGCGAATCTTATCAACATTTATACCGTGAGTATCTAATCTCCAAAACGTCCAATTCATTTTACTCAATAGTTCTTCGCTGTACCATATTTCATTCGGAGATCTAAATGAATATGAACCACAATCATAACGATTGCGTTGCTGATAATAATTGCTTATATCATTATGGTAGTGACCAAATGAAATTACAAATTTTCCATACTTAGAATATGGGTATTTGTAATCTTTATACTTCTCAACAACTTCTCCAGAATCTTTCATTATAAATTCATTGAAATTTATTTTTGAAAGATTTCTAAATTTAGATTCAACTTCATCTTCACTAATTTTTCTGTATGGAAAAAGAACAGAATGATCTGAAACATATTTTGCGAATCCAGATTTAATCTCTTCTTTTGAATATTTGTTGTTAAGTTCTTCCCAATCGCTTCCAGTTAGATTAGG